GGGGATGACTTTACACCAAACCTAAACATAGAATGGGATGACATAAGCCTTGAAGGTTTACTTACCAAGAATGACTTAGAGACAAAGTGGTCGTTCAACATACCTACACTCGTATCTAAACTAGAGGGAGTGAATGGTGGGCATCTCATAGAAGTGGGTGCTAGACCTAATACTGGAAAGACTTCTTTTCACGCATCACTTATAGCAAGTGAGAATGGTTTTGCTAGACAAGGAGCACTATGCATAGTCTTATGTAACGAGGAGTCATCCTACAGAGTTGGCTCAAGGTATCTGACTGCGGCCACTGGAATGAATATGTTTCAGATAAAAGAAAACATGGCACGAGCACAAGAGCTTTACACACCCGTAAAAAACAACATCAAGATAAAAGATGCAATGAACAAAGACATGAATTGGGTAGAGAGTGTCTGTAAAACCTATAAGCCTGATGTTGTAGTCCTAGACATGGGTGACAAGTTTGTCTCTCATGGTAGCTTTGCAAGACAAGATGAAGCACTCAAAGCTAACGCAGTTCATGCTAGGCAGATAGCCAAAGCACATGGGTGTGCCATGTTCTATATGTCACAGTTATCAGCAGAAGCTGAAGGTAAAGTATTGCTCAACCAAGCCATGATGGAAGGCAGTCGTACAGGTAAAGCTGCAGAAGCTGACGTGATGATATTGATAGCGAAGAACCCACCCGTAGAGGGAAAGGATGAAGATGATCTACAAAGACATCTCAACGTTGTGAAGAACAAGGTCACTGGGTGGCATGGTAAGATTGTCTGCGAGTTGGACTACAAGACTGCGAGGTATCAAGCTTGAGCCAATATCCACTTTTCAAAGAATTACCTAAACTTGAAGATCCTATTGAAGACGGAGTAGTATGCATCAAGTGTGGTATAAGACAACCCATCTCAAAGTTTTCTGTTATGAAAGCTGGGGAGATAAAACGAACTTGTAGATCTTGTAGAAGAGGACATAGACAAGTAATACAAAAACTAAGATCAGAAAATGAGTATCCTAATCAGGACTATTCTTGTGCTATATGTGATAGAACTTTAGACGAGCTAAGTAAGTTTGGACAGATAAGATTGAAGTCCTGGGTTCTTGATCACTGCCATGACACGAATACATTTCGTGGATGGATATGTCACAAGTGTAATACTGGACTTGGTGGGTTCTCAGATAGTTTGACTATTTTAAAGAAAGCAGTTATATATTTAACAAAACATAGGGAGAAGTTAGATGAAACTAACGATTGACGTAGAGAATACAGTAACCAAACGAGATGATAAGATGCATCTTGATCCTTTTGAACCCACTAATAAATTAGTTATGGTGGGTTGCCTGACAGATACAGGCAAAGAATATCTTTACAGTATGGACACAGACGAGAATGAGTTTGTTGGTGCATTTGCAGGTGTACAAGAGTTACTTGACCAAGCAACCATACTCATAGGTCACAACATTGCGTATGACTTGATGTGGTTGTGGGAGTGTGGCTTCAAGTATGAAGGACCTGTTTTTGATACGATGTTAGCAGAGTACATACTACAAAGAGGTATCAAAGAACCGTTGCACTTAAAAGATTGTGCTGAAAGATATGACTTAGCAACTAAGAAAGAAGATACTCTCAAGCAATACTTTGCCAAGGGTTATGCTACAGATGAGATACCAAGAGATGAACTATCACAGTATCTATCAGCAGACCTACACGCAACACAACAACTGTCTGATGCTCAGTTCAAAAGACTAAATAGTAGAGAGGACAGTGGACTACTAGAAGTCGTAGTGTTTACCAATCGTGTATGTTTCTGTCTTGCCAAGATATACAAGCGAGGTTTTCAAGTAGACCAAGAAGCACTTAACAAGGTGCGAGATGAGTTTAACAAAGAGAAGTCTGACATAGAAGAAAGACTAAAAGAACAAGTAAGAGAGCTTATGGGAGACACTCCTATTAATCTCAACAGTCCTGAACAGATGTCCTCAATCATCTATAGTAGAAAACCTAAAGATAAAGCTATGTGGACAAATCCTTTTACTAGAGGAATGAAAGACCAGGAGTATAGACAAGCTGTAAAACAAAATACGGATATCTTGTACAAGACACGAGCAGAGCAATGCACAGTCTGTAAGGGAGTTGGAACTATTAGAAAGATAAAGAAAGATGGTACTCCATATGCTAATGCTACCAAGTGTTCCAACTGTGGTGGACACGGATATCTTTTTATTCCTACTGATAGGGTTGCTGGACTCAAGTTTACTGCACCTAATTCTAGTTGGGTAAGTGCTCATGGATTTAGTGTTAACAAAAACAACTTAGCTATCCTACAGAATACTGCGAAGTCAAAGGGCATGGATACTGCTCACAAGTTTCTAGAGGATATACAAAGACTATCTGCTTTAGATACTTACTTGTCTTCCTTTGTAGAGGGCATACAGACATACACTAAACCTGACGGTAAGCTTCATGTCAGATTACTGCAACACAGAACCTCTACAGGTAGATTCAGTGGTGCTGATCCTAATATGCAGAATATGCCTAGAGGTGGCACGTTCCCTGTTAAGAGAGTATTTGTATCAAGATGGGAAGGTGGCAAGATATTGGAAGCAGACTTTGCTCAGTTAGAGTTCAGAACTGCGGCCTTTCTATCACAAGATAAAACTGCAATGAAGGAGATTGAAGATGGATTTGATGTGCATAGTTATACTGCTAGTGTTATTACTAACGCTGGGGAGAAAACTTCTAGACAAGAAGCGAAAGCTCACACCTTTGCACCCCTCTACGGAGCAACGGGGTTTGGGAGATCGGCTGCTCAAGCTACATATTATAAACACTTCACGAAAAAGTATAAAGAGATTGAGCTATGGCACTCCCGATTGGCTAAAGAAGTTTTGAACGAGGGTAAGATAACTACACCAAGTGGTAGAGAGTTTGAGTTTCCTGATGTACAAAGGTACTCAAGTGGCAAGATATCACACTTCACACAAGTTAAGAACTATCCAGTGCAATCGTTTGCTACTGCTGATATAGTTCCTTGTGTCTTACTTGATATTGAAGACAAACTAAAAAATTTACAATCATGTATAGTTAATAGTGTGCATGATAGTATAGTTATAGACGTTCATCCATCTGAAGAAAAAGAGGTCTTATCTGTAATAAAAACTGTAGATAGCATCTTGAAAAATTTAATTCAGATACAATTTAAAATAGAGTTCAATGTGCCACTAAAATTAGATATAAAGTTAGGGGATAATTGGCTTGACACTAAAGACGTTGTATGATAAAACTAGGGAACTTTTATAGGAGATCATTTACATGAGCAATATTGTAAGCATAAACACAGATAATTATTCTGCAATGGCAAAAGCTATGGGTATGGAACAAGAAAGCAGTAAGTCTGCAAGTACATTACCTAGATTAAAACTTTCAAGTAAATCAATAATGAGAGAAGAAACATCTTCAGATGGAGAAACACAAAACGTTGAAAAAGTACCTGCTGGGTCTTTCTTTTTAGAGTTTCCAGAAGAAAATGAAGCACGTTATTTTGGAAAAGGATTAACTATAAGACCTTTTATGCAAAGATTTTTTCTTAGGAAATGGGTTGATAACAAAGATAAGAAAAAAGGTTATTTTGTTAAGTCATTGATGGCTGACAATTTAAATGTAGACCTAAAAGATACAGATGGAACTTTTAACTGTGGTAGACCTAGTGGATATATTAAGGATTTCAAAAGTCTTGACGCAAAAATGCAAGAAAAAATTAAAGCAGTTGATAGGGTTAGAAGTGTTTTTGGAACTATATCTTTTAATAAAGTGTTCAATGTTGATGGCACTGATTCAGATAAAGAAGTTAAAGATGTTCCTTTTATTTGGGAAATAACTGGTGGAACTGCCTTTAAAATAGTAGGCGAGACTTTTAAGACACTATCAACTATGAAAAGATTACCTGTTCAACATAATATGACATTAACCACAGAAGCTAAACCTTTAAACAGTGGTGGTTCATTCTTTGTGCCAAAACTAGTTCCAAACTACAAAGAAGTTTTAAAAGTAGAAGAAAAAGAACAAGAAACTTTTGGTAATTTTATAGCTTGGGTTGAGGGATTTAATGGGTATATATCATCATCTTGGGATGAAAAGAATCGCAACAACGTATCTGAAGAGGATATGAAGGTTGTAGACGAGTTCATTGAAGTTGATGATAATGACGAGAAGTAATAACCCCTTCAAGGTTCATAACATAAACTATCTTTCTCCAAGTAGTATAAATACTTATATTAGTGATACTCCAATGTGGGTTGCTAGATATTTATTCAATGCTAAATCTCAAGGTGGTGCAGGTGCTATGAGAGGTATAGCAGAAGAGTTTGTACTATCAAATAAGTATGAGAAAGGTTTCTTTGACTTTGATCTCTTAGACGTTAAATTCATGTCACTGTGTGCAGAAGCTAATCTAGATTTAGGTGATATGAAAACAATCAAAGAAAAGAAAGTCTTGAAAGACTATGGTAATATAATAGATAAAAACTTTAACTATGAAACTCTTGAAGATTATCAAGAAAAAGTTGAAGTAGAGGTTGAGGATTTACCCGTGCCAATAATGGGATATATTGACTTCAGATTTAAAGATACTATAGTAGATCTCAAGACAACAAGTAGGATGCCTTCAAAGCCAACTGAAGCACAACACAGACAAATGGCTTTGTACTCTATGGCATATCCTAAAAAGAAAGTGGAACTGTTCTTTGCTAGTCCAAAAGACTACAAAAAGTTTCCATTAAAAAATCTTTCTGCATATAAGAAGCAACTAAAGAAAGTGGCTTTTAGTATACAGAAGTTTTTGTCTATCAGTGATGATAAACATGAGTTGGCTTCTCTAGTTTATCCTAACTACGATTCTTGGATGTGGTCTAGTGATATGAAAGAGAAAGCTAAAAAAATATGGAGCGATAAATAGTGACAGAGAAAATAGATGAACTTAAAAAATCTATAGAAACTATGGAAAAAGAATTAGCTGAAGCTAAAAAGGCTTATCGTGAAATGAAAACGAAAAGTTTAAGAGAAGCTATGGAAGCTAAAAAGTTGGCAGATGAAGCAGTCAAGGAAGAACTAAGAGCACTTGGCTACACATCAACTGCTACTAATTTTAATTGGTATTGGAGAGACTTAACGTAGTGTCTCCTCATAGAGCGTATCGCAACGCATTGAAGAATGGGTATAGGAGTGGCTTAGAGCATAAACTTTCTCTCTATCTTAAAAGTCTAAAGTATAAATTTGCATACGAGACTATAAAAATAGAATGGCAAGATTTAGCTTATCGCACCTATACTCCAGACTTCATACTTAAAAATGGAATAATAATAGAGACAAAAGGTAGATTTATAGCTGCTGATAGAAGAAAACATTTAGCTATAAAAAAGCAACACCCTTCTTTAGATATTAGATTTGTATTTGAAAACAGTAGAAACAAACTTAGAAAAGGTGCTAAGTCAACATATGCAGAATGGTGTATTAAGTATGGCTTTCGTTATTACGATAGAATAATACCCGAAGACTGGCTAAAAGAAAAGGGTAAGGATAAACACCCAAAGTTTATTAAGTATAACGGAATTAAAATAAAATAGGGAGACTATATATGAAAGACAAACAAGGCAAACCACCAGGAAGAGATGATTTTTTCTTAGTAATGAGTCCAACAGTAGATGATGAGAATAGATGGACGGGTGATTTTCATATTAATATAATTACTCAGCATGATAATAAATTAGATAGAGATGATTATCTAGCTATAATGGACTATGTAAGATTTACTGCGGCCTCTGTTTCTTTGATGGAAACAAATCCTAGATACAGAGAAATGTTAGAAGAACAAGCAGACATACATCTTCCACGAGAAAAAGTTAGAAAGTCGTTGAAAAGTGTTGAAACCAATGATAATGTTATAAAAGTTGATTTTAAAAAGAGGGATTAACTTGTTAAGGCATTTGGAGTACATGAAGATGAGAGCAAAACAAGCAGAAGAACAGTCTGATAGTATAGAGATACAAGATATGGTAAACAGTCCACCACACTATAACAAGAGTGGTATAGAGTGCATTGAGGCTATCAAGGCTATGACTGATGAGGGTTTTCAATTTTACTTACAAGGAAACATTATGAAATATCTTTGGAGATACAGATATAAAAATGGTGTAGAAGACCTAAAAAAAGCAAAGTGGTATCTCAGTGAGCTTATAGACAACGTTGAGGAAGATGATACAACTTAAACTTTTATGCACTATTATTGTAGATGAAGAAGAATACCCAATACCTGCTGATGGCAGAGTAGAAATAGAAGTAGAAGACTACTTGCAAGATGTGTTTCACGACATGGAAGGTTTGAAAGTAAAGAGTTTGAAAGTTATTAGGAGTGACAGATGAATAATTATTTACCCACAGATTATCAAAATTTTATTGCATTATCTCGTTATGCAAGATGGAAAGATGATGAGCAGAGAAGAGAGACATGGTTGGAAACTGTGGATAGATACTCTGATTATATGGAAAATCACCTTAATAAAAAGCATGGCTATAATTTAACCAAGGCTCTGAAAGAAAAACTAAACAATGCTATTGTATCGTTAGGTGTCATGCCTAGCATGAGAGCATTAATGACTGCTGGTGTAGCTTTAGACAGATGTCATGTTGCAGGATATAACTGTAGCTACATACCTGTTGATAGTCCTCGTAGCTTTGATGAATGTATGTACATACTTATGTGTGGAACTGGAGTAGGCTTTTCTGTTGAAAGAGAGAATGTAGACAAACTACCTATAGTCAATGAGCACTTTGAACATAGCACTACAATTATAACTGTTGCAGATAGCAGACCAGGATGGGCAAAGGCTTTGCGAGAGATGATCGCTATGTTGTACGTAGGACAGATACCTAAATGGGATGTCTCACAAGTTAGACCAGCAGGTGCTAGATTAAAAACATTTGGTGGTAGAGCATCAGGTCCTGCTCCACTAGAAGATCTATTTAAGTTTTGTATTGAGAAGTTCAAGGCCGCAAAAGGTAGAAGACTCTATCCTATAGAGTGCCATGATATCATGTGTAAGATAGGAGAAGTTGTGGTCGTTGGTGGTGTAAGACGTTCTGCACTTATATCTCTGTCTAACTTAGGCGATGATCAAATGCGTCATGCTAAGTCAGGTCAATGGTGGGAGAACGAAGGACAGAGAGCACTAGCTAATAACTCTGTAGCTTTCAAAGGCAAACCTGAGATGGGTACATTCATGAGAGAGTGGACTGCTCTGTATGAATCTAAGTCAGGAGAGCGTGGTATTTTTAATCGTCAATCTGCTAAAGTAAAAGCAAGTGAGAATGGCAGAAGAGATGACAACTACTACTTTGGTTGTAATCCTTGCAGTGAGATCATACTTAGACCATATCAGTTCTGTAATCTTACTGAAGTTGTTGCACGTGAAACAGATGACCTACAATCTCTAAAAGATAAAGTTAGAATGGCTACAATATTAGGCACATTCCAATCTACACTTACAGACTTTAAATACTTACGTAAAGTATGGAAAGACAACACTGAAGAAGAAAGACTACTAGGTGTATCTTTAACAGGTATACTTGACTGCCCTGTTTTATCGCCTGACAACAGTAACCTAGAGTCTAACTTAGAAATGCTAAGAGCAGTTGCAGTAGAGACTAACAAAAAGATAGCCAAAGACTTAGGTATCCCACAGTCAACTGCTATCACTTGTGTTAAGCCTAGTGGTACAGTGTCTCAGCTAGTTGATAGTGCGAGTGGCATACACGCAAGGCATAACCCTTTTTACATTAGAACTGTACGTGGTGATAACAAAGACCCACTTACTCAGTTTATGAAAGAGGCAGGCATACCTACAGAGCCTGATGTCATGAAGCCTAATAGTGTATCTGTATTTAGTTTTCCGATGAAGTCACCGACTAATGCTATTACTAGAACTCAAATGACTGCTATAGAGCAACTAGACTATTGGCTATTGTTTCAAAGACATTGGTGTGAGCATAAACCTTCTGTTACTATCTCTGTTAAGGAACACGAATGGATGGATGTAGGAGCTTGGGTATATAGAAACTTTGACGAGGTGTCTGGTATATCTTTCTTACCTTTTAGTGATCACACTTACGCACAAGCACCCTATCAAGATATTGATGAAAAAGAATACATAGAGTTGACAAAGAAAATGCCATCTGCTATAGATTGGAGTAAGCTTCAAGACTTTGAAAAAGAAGATACAACTACAGGAACTAAAGACTTAGCTTGTGTTGCAGGTTCTTGTGAAATTGTAGATATTGAAGGGAGATAGATATGAGAGAGATGTTATTATCAGCTTTAAAATCCTATTACGTAGGACATATAAATAAACATATTGCTAATGTTGAGATATACTTGAGTAGGTCTACTGGTATTGGAGAGCATTCTGATATCATAGAAGCTATGGATAAAGAGATAGAACACATTGATAAATATGATGCGAGATTATCAATGATACTAAAGTACCTTGAGAGAAAGCCAAATGTCCAAGAAGAAGAAAAGAAATCCAAATCTAAGTAAGTATGATGCACCTCTACGCATACAGTTTGATAGAGGTGTCAATGCTTTCAAAGGTAAGCAGTATATAAAAAATGTGAAAGGACACAAAGTTATAGCGACAGAAAGTCCATATCATCTAAACTCTATGCAGTACAGAGAATGGCAAAGAGGTTTTAACCATGCTTACTTTAAGCATTTGGAGAAAGTAAAAAAGGATGAAGCTGGAAGAGGAAGCTAGGAAGTATATGGAAAAGCACAATAGAACTTTTCCTAAACGACTAGAAGAAATTATAGAGAACTTGAAGCGAATAGAAACAATCGCTGAAGTTACACTAAAAAAGTTAAAGGAGTTAAATAATGCAAAAAATAACTCCAACACATGACCTGTCTTGGTATCTTAAATGGGCAGGTTCAATGTTCATCATGTCAGGGATAGTATGTAGAGCAGTAGGAGTTTTCCCCTTGTTTGACCTCTGCTCTTCATTCATAGGTACTGGGTTGTTATCAGCTATGGCTTATCTCTGGCATGATAGAGCATTACTGATGGTTAATGGGGTAGCTTGTGCCGCATTAGCTATGGGTATTCTTAGACATATATCTACTTAATTATCTTTACCTATATTCTTTGGCAGTGGTTGCTGATTCTTGTATGTCTTTGACATATGTTCAGGTAAGTATTCCCAATAAGGTGTTTCTCTTCTTCTCTCAAAATAATTTAGTTTAGCTTTTTTGAATAGTTCAACTCCATGGGAGTCTAAAACTAATGCTTTACCATAAGCACTTGCTGCCTTTTTTACATCAGAAATCATTTTCTTTTTTTCATATGGTAAAGCTTTTTTATAAGCCTCTGTTTGTATTAACTCTAATCCGTATTGATGAAACTGAGCACCAGTATATCCCTCTAACATAGCATATTGTTCTAAACTTAATTCAACTCTAGTGCCATCAAATCCTTGAACAGACATTTTTCTAGAGGGTCTGCTATGAGCATACTCCATTTTAACTAATTCTTTTGCAAATGGATCATCTTTTATAGAGTATTCTCTAGTTATACTTCCTACAACCTCCAAGATATCGCTAACTAATCCTCTATCTTCATACTGTTCTAAGTACATTAATCTACCAAACATATCATGCCTAATAGGTAAATCACGTCTTAGAAAAGGTATGGCATCTTTTATGACATCCAAGGCAGTATAAGTGTCTCTGATAAAAGGATCACTAGTTCTACCATATGACCTAAGAACGTTAGGTGTCACTGCACGAGCAGCTTGTTGCGAAAATTTATCTAGTGCATATTCATATGTGTTAGTTCCACCTTCTGCAGCTTTAGCAAATTGCTCTATGTCTTTTGATAGTTGAGCTATACCTGTTAACATTGCTTTATCAGCTATATTTGCCCAAGCAGAGGCTATGGTCATAGATACTCCAGTTGATAAATATTTTTCTAAATCAGCATATTTATCTGTGTCTTTTATAGCACCCATACGTCTATATATCTCATATATATCTGCACCAAATCCTATTGGTGTGGCAAAAGGGTCAAAACGATTAAAGCTATATGTTTTATCTCCTATTCTTATGGCTTTGTCTTGAAAGCCTAGACCTTGAGTTTTTACCATGTCTTGCTTATAGCCATCAGTTGTTCCTGTTATAACACCTTGAGACGCTAATATAGTTCCTCCTGCTATGACACCACTACCTGCAAGTATTCTGCCTATAGCTTCATCAGCTTCTGCACCACCTTTTGCTATGGCTCTAAGTATTGCAGGATTACCTAGAGCAAAGAATGAGTTAGTTAAAGAATATCCTGCCAAGTTTAGTGGTGTTCTTACGAAAGGTAAATATGTAGCAGTTATATTACCTAACACAGGAACTCTTTTTATCTTAGCCACACTAGAAGCTATTTTGTTATCTTTTGTAAAAGTTATTCTTGCGGCATCTTCAAGAGCTGCTTTTTCTAGTTGTGCTGGAGTTTTATTTATTATTTTACTTACAAATTCTCCGTGTGCTCTTGTTCCTGGAGTTAATCCTTTTTGAGCTGCACCCCTATATGCTTGTTGATATACAAACGCTGACTTACCCATTGTTTTAAACAAAGCATCAGTAGCCAACAATATCTTTCCAGGAAATCTAACAACACCTCCAACTATTCTTCTACCTATCCCAGCACCCTCTTGAGCACCAACTCCGACTATCTCTTCATACTCACTTCTACTCATTCTTTTTAGTTCAGGTGGTAGATCACCATCTCTTAATACTCTTAAAAAGTTTTTACTTGCTTCAAGCATAGAATGTGCAGTTCCCATAGTTCTACCAGCAACTTCACTAAAATAAACTCTGTCTTTTGGAGCTTTGAGAAAAGGAGAGCGAATAGCACCGACTAATGCTGCAGTAGGTGTTGCTACAAGTGTTTCATACAGTTGTGTAAATGCGTTACCAACAGTGTTAACTAAATATGTGCTTGGAGAGGATAGATAGTTAAAATATATAAACTGATTTAGTTTGTCTGTTTTGGTATCTGTAAACTTATCTTTCATGAGTTTACCTAGAGCTTCATCTGTATTGGTTGCTAAGTCTTGAGCAGCCTTACTTATTTTTCCTATATCACCACCTAACACAGCGGCAGTTAGTTCACTAATCTGTTTGTTTCTAATACTACTATTATTACCTACAGGTATGTTAAATGCGTTTAATGTCCTACCTGCATTCGCTTTTAAACCTAATAATTTTTCTTGTATGGCTCTATGCCTTAGTACAGCTTTAGCCAACTGTCCTTGTGCTTGTGCTCCACCTTTGCCTGATGCTATTAGTTTTGCTATAGATTGAACTTTGTCTGCAGAACCAATAAATAACATTCTTGCTGCTGTTACGTACTCTGGTGTAGTACCTATACCTGCTTGTTTAAAAAAACTTTCAAAATTATCTTCACCTAGACCTAACTTTTTTGCTCTCTCTATAGTCTTTGGTTGTGGTGCTCTTGTTCCTGTTGCTTTTGCTAGTCTTTTCTTTTCTTCATTAGACTTAAATATGGTATTGACCATATCCTCTACACCGTCATTTACAGTTTCAAATAATTCTTTGCCTTCTTTATTTTTAAATTTTATTTTTAAATTAGCAGTAGCTATATTCATTTCATCAAA